GGACTCAGACATGCTCGAAGACTTGCAACCGCTGTCTGATGCTCTCGCTGTGCCGTGGAAGGACTACGATCCATGAAGAAGCGTCGGTTCATCCTGTACAAGACAAACGCTGGGTACTTGCATCATTTCTACGCAAACGAAGGACTTGAGCAAGGCGAGGCTTTTGTTGGTACGCGTCAAGGCGCTGCTGAGTTCCGATCCATCGAGGACGCCATTGCTGTGGCTCTGTGGTGGGACGGAGCACGCATCTTGGATGCGGAGACGCAGAGGGACGTGAGGCTGTGACGCAGGTGACCTATCTCGCCACCACCGGACTGACGCATTGGGTGCTCCCAGTCACCATCTCGGGCTTCGACATCGGCCGCGAGCACAACACCGCGTGCGGCAAGCCAACCACAGGTATGGTCAGGAGCCATCACGGGAGCGCGGAGCACATCACCTGCGAGCAGTGTCTCACCGAGTACGTCGCGATGCGACTGCGCCAAGACGACAGTGTCGATAGTGATCTGATGCTAGCCTCTGGCGCGGAGCTCGATCGACTGGCGCTAGATCGATTTGGTACTGCGCGCGGCTGGGCAGAACCTGATCGCGTGTTGCGCCATAGACTCCTACTTGGGATAGGTGCTACACCTAAGTAGTGCTTGTTCGCTCCCAGGTCTCTCGGTCCCAGCTCATCCGCCAAGCTCGCTCCAGGCGAGCGATCAACGCTCGTCTAGCGCGTACTGACCCGAACTCCTTCTGCGAGTTCGTGATGAAGGATGAGAAGACGGGCACACCCATCGCCCAGGCTGACGTCCACAAAGCCTGGCAGCGCGAGATGGACGACCACGACCGCCTGCTGATCTGGTCCCACATCGAGTCAGGCAAGACCCAGCAGTGCTCTGTGGCGCGCACGCTGTTCGAGCTCGGCCGCGATCCGAGCCTGCGGTTCCTCATCCTCTCCAACACGCAGAACCAGGCCCGCAAAGTCGCGAGGCAGATCAAGGGCTACATCGAGTCTAGCGCTGACCTGCGCGAGGTCTTCCCGAACCTCATGCCAGGGGAGCCGTGGGGGGAGTTCGCGTTCAGCGTCAAGCGCGATACCTACGCCAAGGACCCGAGCATCCAGATCTCAGGCATCCACGGCAACGTGCTCGGCTCGCGTTTGGATCGAGCCGTGTTCGACGACGTGCTCGACTACGAGAACACCAAGACCGAGGACATGCGCAAGGACCTGATCGACTGGGTCGCGTCTTCTGTCCTAGGTCGCCTCACCGAAGGCTCCCGGATGCGTGGCGTGGGGACTGCCTTCCATCCTCAGGACCTACTGCACTGGCTCGCGAGGCAGCCGGGCTGGCGGGCGCTGCGCTACCCCGTCGTAGACCCCGTCACCGGCATCACACGTTGGCCCGAGCGTTGGTCGCTCGAGCGCATCGCAGCCAAGGCCAAGGAGCTTGGGCCGATCGAGACCGCGCGCCAGTTGATGTGCGAGGCGCGAGACGACACGACTGCTCGTTTCAAGCGCGAGTGGATCGAGCTCGCGATGCGGCTTGGCGAAGGCACGAGCCTAGCCTCAGCACTTCAGATCGTGCCCCCGGGCTATCGAACCTACACGGGCGTGGATCTAGGCGTGCAGCAGAAGGACGCGAACGACCCCACCTGTCTCTTTACGATCGCCATCGACCCGCAAGGCAACCGCTCGGTGCTGAACTGCGAGACCGGCAAGTGGTCGGGCCCCGACATCGTCTCGCGCATACATCAGGCGCATGTCCGCTACCAGTCGATCGTCATAGTGGAGAACAATGCGGCGCAGGACTTCATCCTCCAGTTCGCTCGACAGGGCGGGTCGACCCCGATGATCCCGTTCACCACGGGCAGGAACAAAGCCCACCCGGAGTTCGGCATCGAGTCGATCGCGACAGAGATGGCGACAGGCAAGTGGCGCATCCCCAACCACAATGGTCAGATGCATCCCGAGATCGCAGCGTGGGTGGACGAGATGTTGTTCTACTCGCCCAGCACCCACACAGGCGACCGCCTGATGGCCTCGTGGTTCGCTCGCGAAGGAGCCCGCCTAGGCGCCCGTGCGATCGAGACCGTCACCAGCATCGACTTCAACAGGCGCTGACGATGCCCGGCTTGATGACGAAGTGGGAGGCGGACGAGCGTCGTCGCGTATGCGAGTTCCCCACTGCTCGCGTGATCTACTTGGGGCCACGCCTTCGGCGGTACATCGCGTGGGAGAGCATGGTCGCGACGGTGCGTAGGAAGTTGGGCTCGGGTACACAAGGCTAGGGCGTGCATTGCAAAGGCGTGATCGTCCCGCAGTCAGCGTTGGTCAGGACCTTGCGTGCTTGCATCTACATCCCAGCAGGTGAGCTGAGTCGAAGGCTCGTTCGCTTGGACTCGGTGAACCGAACGATCGCTCGGATGCGCAAAGAGCAGAAGCGCCTGCATGCTCGTGTTGCCATCCTGCGCTGGAAGCTAGAAGGAGATCAGACATGAAGGCACGAGAACTGGCTGCGAAGTACGGGTACGAGATCGGGTGCGGAGACAACTCCTGTTGGTTCGGATCTCCTGGTGGGATGGGGACCAACGGCGGGTGTCGCTGTTGGCCGCGAGCTCATGCGAGAAACGTGACGGAGGACGAGTTGCAGCAGATGCGAAAGCTCTCTCGCGACCTCGCCGCGATCCTCAGTGCCATTGCCAAAGGAGACAAGTCATGAACGATGAACTAGCTGCCGCGTGCGAGGTACTGGGTGAGATCATGCTTGCGATGCAAGCACGCAAGCTCTTGGAGAGAGGCGTCCCCAACGCCGTCATCAGGGCGAAGATGCTGGAGCAGAACCTGACCGACCACCAGATCGGTGAGCTGGCGGCGCGCGGGTTCGAGCACGCAGCAACAGCATTGGCAGATGCCAGCTACCCAGGTTCGTCAAGCTTTGCCTGTGGCGCCGAAGACATGGAGAAGCGATGAGGTCTCTTGAACAGATCAAGAAGGAGAATGAACTTCGCCAGCAGCACACCTGCACGCAGACCATGTCGAGCATGAACTGCCGCGCGTGCAACGCCGGTGTTCCCTACCCGCACCAGTCTGTTGATGAGATGATCGAACAGATGGCGAAGGTCCGCGAGTCCGCTACGTCGGTGCTTGAACGGCAGATCGAAGATCGTACAGTGGCTCGTGTCGTCGCTTGGATGGATCAAGAGCTACACGCTGACAGGCCGGGCATGCGCCGTAGGCTACTCGCTGGCGAGTGGCGAACGCACCACATCGTGCCGAGGGGAAACATTGACGAGCTGATCGCCAAGTCCTCGATCGGTGCTGGGCTCGCCGACATCAAGGCACGAGGGATCGACGCCCATCTAGTCGACCTCGAACGCGAGACGAAGCCCAAACGCCGAGGTGGTCGAACGCGAGACGAGCTCAATGCAGATCCCTACAGACTTCAGCGTAAGAAAAAGTGAGCGGTGGGGAAGCACAGGCGGCGAGGTGTTCGCTACGAACAGCTTGCGCCTTGCACGCGATTGCTATCGGACTTGAGCGCGCTCACGGTGGTTGGGTATGATCGCATGAGCCGAACCAAGCACACCAGACCTCGCAGAGGTCGAGACAACCCAACCATCTCAGCGAAGAAGCCTGATGAGTGGAGACGATGGATGCGGCGCTTCTTCAAGATCAAGGACATCAAGCCACCACGCGACCTCAAGAAGATTGGTGACGTTGGTGACGAGTAATGGCCATCAAGTTCAAGATCGTTGAGGTCTACCATGAGACATGGCCCGACGGAAGGAACTACCGATTGATTGTCGTGGCTAGCGGAGATCACTATTCAGAGACGCTTCAGGCGCGCGGCAAGACTATCGAGGAGGCGCTGGAGGAAGCTGAGGTGTGGTGGATTGCTAGTCGTCTGGCTAAAGAAGAATGATAGGTTCCGCGAATGCTGATGCACTTGCTGTCTCTGATCGTGCGCGCGCATACGATGTGGCCTGCGTATCCGCTGCCAGTCGTGGCCAGAGCCTGCCTCGAAGCTGTACTGGTCGAGACCTCGGAGGTCGATGCCGAGCAACTTCTCGCTATCGCCGAGCACGAGTCCAACCTGGAACCAGATGCTGTATCGTACGTGACCCATGATTGGAACGGTCGCCATCGCACGGATCTGCTACTGCGGAACAGCGACGTGCGTCTGCTCCCAGACCACGTCGTCTACGGCTACCTCAGCGCCATGGGTCTTCGTGATCAGATCGTCAACAGCATCCGGCACGACGGAGGCATGCAACGTGGCGCGGACGAGCTCGCCGAGTGGGCCACGACGTGCCGTCACATGGGCGCAGGCTCGATCGCGGCATGCACTTTGCGCGGTCACGCGGGAGGCACGGCATGCGCGAAAGACGAAGCCACCTGCACCCCAGATCAAGCCACCTTCGCGCGTATCTTCTTGGCTCGGGCTAGTGCGCTGCGGCAAGTAGGAACGCGGCTGCCAATCCCCAAGGCATGAGGTATGGCCGCTGATAGTCGGATCGAGCTCGTATCTGATGGAACACCGGGTGGGACGAAAGTCGTCCTGATCGTCCACTCAAGCACTGGTGGAGAGATCCGCTACACCATCCCAGGAGTGACCGAAGCTCAGTGGAGCTGCTCTGTTCCAGCCCGAGCCAACGACATGGGTCGCGGGAGGGCAGTTCTCAATCTTCGTTTGCAAGGCGTTTCGGCAAACGTCTCAGCTCCCATCGACACCTCATCAACCACAGTTGAAGATCTCCTAACCGAGATCGTTGCGGGTCGACTTGTTCGAGATAAAGACGACGGGCAGCGCTTCATCACAGGTCGCGATGTCTTTGTGGAAATACTGATGGATGAAGATCTGCCGTGAGGAAGGGAACGCTCGTGCTGTGGACGTCAGTCGGCGCAGGCAAACGGACCCAGCGCACCGGACGCATCGTCGAGATCGTCAAGCCTGGTAGGCGCCCGAGGACACGCGGGCTCGCTGACCCCGGGCTGGCCCGCACCAGCGAGAGCTACGTGGTGCGGTGCGGTGAGACGCGCCGCCACTACTGGCCTCGCTATGTGGCGAGGCTCGATGAGGTAGGAATCGACGACCTGATTGAGGAAGGCTCTGAGCGAGATGAGTAGCCCGACCAGCCAGATCGAATGTCGCTTCTGCCACAACATGGTGTCGATCAAGCAGCTCAAGAAGCACCACGGGAAGTGGGCACCGAACTGCCTCTATATCCGGACCTGGGCAAAGCTCAACGAGGACGAGTGGTGCGACGCAAGCAAGTACCATCGAGTGCTTGATCTCGCGGGCGTCACTAAGCAACGGCCCATCGGCCGCCCGTACTACTGGGCAGAGAACCCAGACTGGGTCCAGGCTGTTGCTCGATCCGGAGATCGATACCCAACCTATGTGTCAGGAGCAACCATTCAGCGCTGGGTCTGGACGCCGTGCATCATCTTCGACACTGTTGTCCCGAAGTGGGCTAGGCAGCTAGCCTACCGCCTAACGTCTGATCAGGACTTCATCAAGAAGGTGGGCGGCAGCAGGCGCAAGGTCAGGACCAGCGAGTCCTTGATCTACTTCAGGTACGAGCTGCCCATCGAGATGCGAGCTCGAGTGATCCGAGCAGCAGCAGCCAACGCGATGTCTCGCGAGTTCATGGAAGACGATCTGGAGGCCGCATTGATCCTCCTCAAGGATGCGCTATGATCAAAAACGGCTATGAGACCCCCGGCAAGGTTATGCGTCTTGTCGATAGTGCATTCAGCCACTACGTCAACAGGTCGACGTCCGTGCAGATCACGCCACCGCTCCCCGCACCCATCGAGCAGTGTCGCCCGTTCGTCGTTCGCTGTTCGGGTGATCACTGGATACCGCTACAGGTGATTGTGTGGGCGACAACCGAGCAGACCGCAATCGAGCGCGTGCTTCTCGCGATGCGAGAGACTGCACAAGGCACACGCGAGTATGCCGAGAGCGTGAACGCCGAACGCGACCGCACCTTCCAACACGAGGTCAGCGGTGACCGCGAATGCGCTCGCATCCTGAAGAAGCTGGACGCCGGTGAGATGGTGTTCGAGGCCGAGCCCTACGACATCGAGGTCATCACGAAGTGTCTGCCGTGGGCATCCAACGGAGGGCTCCAGTGACCAACCTGTTGGTAGCTCGCAATCAGTACGCAAACATGATCATGGCTCTCAGCGATGGCGACGGAAACTTGTCTGACAATGACCAAGCTCGCATACTCGACGAGCTTGCGCAGTTCCTCATCGACATGATGAGCCACTGCGAGCAGACCTTGCTTGCGGAGCCTGCGGTCGTCGCAGCGCATCGCGCGTTGCTGTTGAAGCGGATCGAGCTTGCCGGAGGTCAAACATGAGCGATGACGTCGAGCACCTGATCGAGAAGTTTGGCCTCGCTATCCACGGCGAGCAGCCCGAGGTCGTCATCCTCGTCCTCACCGCGTTCATCGCAGAGCTCTTGTCGCGCTATGGCATCTCGGTCGACGACTTCGCGGACGGGCTCCGCACAGCGCGCTTGAAGGCGCGAGCCTAGGACGGTACGGTCGTGACAGTGGCCCTCGTTCGACAGCCTAACCCGATTGGGTCCGACAAGCGGATGAACGTCATCTGCGCCCTGATCCGTCAAGGCACGAACGGTGAGTTCGCGATCGTCCACCAGGACTGGTGTGGGTTCGGGCACGGCAAAGACCACTGCTCTTGCGTGCCTTCGGTGTGGCGCGTTGACTGGGGTAAGACGTAGAGTAGGGCATGAGCGGTCTCCTGATCCACGGCATCGTAGTCCCTGTCCAAGGCGTAACCATCATCGGCCCACATGACGCCGCGTGGTCGAAGCTGTCGCCGGGTGACTGCCAGGCCCGGCAGACGAGCTGGGTGAGGCAGTGGATGCTCCACAAGACGATCGCCGACGACCCCGAGATCGTCATCCTAGGTGCAGGCCCACCAGGGGGCTCCCACCGGACAGCAGACTACTGGGCGAACGATCCACACCACAGTGGCGCTCACCTAGTCACGGGACACGATGGCATCGTCGCGTGTCTTGCGGATCTACTTCTGATCGAGGCGTACCACGCGACCGTCTCGAACCACTGGTCGGTTGGGCACGAGACCTGCGAGCTCCCCGGAGGCAAGGTCTACCAAGCTGCGCTCGACGCGACGGTCGCAACCTGCCTCGCAGGCTGCGAGGTGCTAGGCATCCAACTCCAGATCTCCAAGCGTGTCTACAACGGCCATCCGATCAAGCGCATGCTCAACGGCGGGCACGACATGGTCGGGATCTTCGGCCACCGAGACAACACCGAGGCTCGCGGGAAGTGGGATCCGGGCGAGGTGCTGTTCAAGATGTTGCTCGATCGAGGCGTTGAAGCGTTCGACTTTGATGCTGGCGAAGATAAGATCGTGTGGGCAGAGCGTCAGCGAGATCTCAACACGAAGGGACACCAACTCGACGTGGACGGAGTCCCAGGCCCCTCAACAACCAAGGCTCTCCTCGCCGAAGGCTACCGCTCCGGCATCTGGGCTCTAGGGAAGGTCGCATGATCACCGCACAGCAACGGGACGCCGCAACACACCCCCAGAAGGTCGTGGGCAGTGTGCAAGGTCAAGCCCTCTTCCTCGTCATGATCTCCCCCGATGCTCTGTCGCGGGCCCAAGAACTTTCTACCTTCGGGGGTACGCCGCCTTGGCAGCTCATGGACATGAGCCGCGCAGGTAACATCCCCATCAGCACCATCGACCCAGTCTGGTTCCTCGAACTGGAGGACAAGATCAGACAGCAACGTGCAGGAGTTGTGGTAGGATGAAAGAAACGATCATGCAAGAGCAACCAGCACCATCTATGTCCGAAGACGAGATCGACCACGCGCTCAAGAATGACAGCGCACTCCGCGAGGCCATCGAGAAGAACCGAGAACGCGCCCAGGCGGCTGGTCACGTCCGGGCTGTGCCGCCCGAGCTCGCTGCGAAGGTGCAACGGGCCCAGAAGCTCCGGGTCGAGCTGGCAGCGTTCTCGAGCCTTCCTCCAGTGGCGCAGGACGCGCAGACATTCAAGGACAAGATCACGGAGTACGTCACGGTCCGTCTTGACCTCGCCGTCTCGATGACGCTCCAAGAGGTCACGGCCGAGCTTCGGATCTCGCGAGCCGACCTTGACCAGCTCATGCGGTTCCAGGTCGAGCAGGCGGTCAAGGCCGAGGCCAAGGTCAAGGTCTCCGGGGGGACTATTCCCTCGCTGGAGGATCGAGTCCTACAACTGGAGCGGCTGGTCTCTGACCTCGTTCCATAGCTGGTAGACAGCCGGCTTGGGATGGTAGGGTGGCTGGGTGAGCTCAGCAGGACTTCCGGGCGGACCGATCTCGGCCATTGCGTCGAACGTCATGCACAGCGAAGAGGTCGACGCTGACCGGCGACGACTCGGCATGTCGCCTCGACAGCAAGTGCTCGACAAGCTCTACAGCTACTACCGCTGCGATCAATACGCCGCTCGCACCGTCTCGTGGGATGGCTCGCGGCACGTGGGCATGGTCGAGCGTGACACCATCGCGCTGGCTGGTTACGTTCCCCCAGGCTTCTACGTTGCGAACAGCGAGACGTTGCCGATCGGGTTCCGCCGCCCGACCTCGCCGTATCATCTCGTCAAGGTGATTGTCGATCGCTTCACGAGCTTGCTGTTCTCTCAGAAGCGCCATCCCAAGATCACAGTCCCAGGCGATCCGAAGACAGAGGACTTCCTCCAGGCCATCGCCGAGGAGGGTCGCCTCTGGGCGACGATGATGGCGGCGCGAGCCTTCGGCGGCTCGGTCGGCACAACCGTCGTCGGGTTCAAGGTGCTCCAAGGCCATCCAGTGTTCGAGGTCTACGATCCGCGCTGGTGTACACCCAAGTTCCTCGATCGCCAGCAGCTCATCCTCCACTCCCTCGACTACCGCTACATCTTCGTCCAGGAAGTCCGCGATGAGATGGGCAACTGGCACGAGATCGAATACTGGTACCGCCGCGTGGTGGATGCGCAGCAAGACGTGATCTTCAAGCCTGTGGTCTGCGACAAGAGCACCACTCCGACGTGGGAGCCGATGACCGTGGTCAAGCACGACCTCGGCTTCTGCCCGATCGTGTGGATCCAGAACATGGCCAACACGACCGACCTCGACGGGGATTCCGACTGCGTTGGGATCTACGAGCTCGTCGAAGCCATCGATCGTCTCAACGCTCAAGGCGAGAAAGGCACGCTCGCGAACTGCGATCCGACAGTCGTCGTCTCGACGGACGCGCCGATGGGCGAGGTCAAGAAGGGCTCTGGCTTCGCGATGAAGCTGCCCGCGAACAGCACCGCCAGCTACATGGAGATGACGGGCGCCGGTATCGAGCAGGCGACGAAGAAGGCGCAGGAGTACAAAGACATGGCGCTCGAAGTCGCTCAGTGTGTGCTGGAGCACCACGAAGACTCTGGGCAGAAGACGGCGACGGAGATCGAGCGAAGCTACGCCTCGATGCTCGCGAAGGCCGACCTGCTCCGCGAGCAGTACGGCGAGATTGGCGTCAAGCGCCTCCTCAACATGGTGCTGGTCGCAGCCAAGCGCATCACCACACCCAAGCGCGAGGGCGACACGATCGTTCGCCAATCGTTCGATCTTCAAGACAAGATCGTCACCGATCAGAAGACGGGCAAGGTTACCCGTATCCCTCGCACACTCGGTGATGGTCCGTACCAAGTCAGCCTCACCTGGCCCAACTACTTTGAGCCTTCGCAGGGAGACGCAGCTCAAGCTGTCACTGCCGCCATCACCGCGAAGACGGGCGGGCTCGTCGATGCGACGACGGCGTCGAAGTACGTGGCAGCCTACTTCGGCATCGAGGATGTCCGCGCCATGATGCAGACGATCTCGCACGCCGAGAGCCAGCAGCAGATGTCACTGGAGCAGATGGCACTCCAAGGACCTGGAGCACAAGACAGCGGCGATGGCGATCAAGCTGAGCCCCAGAAGCAAGCGCTCAACGGTGCTCAGGTCACTGCACTGCTCGCGCTCGCCCAAGCTGTCAACGCGGGAGAGATCTCTCCCGAGTCTGCGATGGGTATCATCGAGGTCTCCTTTCCAGTCGGTCGAGAGGAGGCGTTCAAGATCGTCGGCAACCTCGGCGGCAAGAAATCGGTCGTTGCACAGTCGCAGGCTCAAGCAGCCAAAGCCGCAAAGGCAGCCACTGCACCGGCTGCACCCGCGCCTGCACCAGCACCAACACCTCCCGAGGAGAAGTGATGTCAAAGGTCAGCCCCAAAGGTCTCAAGCTTCTCGCGAGCCGGCCAGAGCCCGCTCTCCCCGTCGTGACGCCCAGAGCTGACAAAGCGAAGGCAGCCGCAAAGGTGATGCCTCGCGTTGCTGTCGCCGCACGCCCAGTCGTACCGACCCACACGCCGCCGCCGTACTCTGCTGGCGGGCCAGGCGTTGGTATGTGGCCGGGCCAGCTCACTGTGGCTGTCGCTCCATCTGCGCCAACCAAGCCAAAGAAGGGCATTCGGTGACAGGCGAGCAACGAGCACTGGCGCTTGCCGCCATCGACCCCAACGCTGCGATGCGCGCGATCAGCGCTCCTGCGATCGACTCCCCGTTGGACGCGGAGATGACTACGCCGTTCATTCGACGGGGTCCCGATCACGGCCTCACGTTCGCTGTTGAGGTTGAGACGCCGGCTCCATACAAGCGGTGGCGCTTCTTCCTGTTCTACTGTCTCGTCAAGCTCGCGGCTTGGGTGTACCCATTCAAGTTCGAGATCTACCGAACGCCGAAGCCTTGGGAGCTGGAGGAACAGTGATGCCGTCATCTCGCCCTGTCGTGTGGTCGATAGAGACCTGGCCGATCGATGTCCTTGCCGACACGATCCGACACGATCTCAGCGACGAGAAAGTGCTCGAGCTCGTGGCCGCACTCAAGCGCGGCTTCGACATGCCGCCCATCTTCGTCCTCATGGCGGATGGCGCTGTCAAGATCCTCGACGGTCACCACCGAGTGGTGGCGTGGAAGCAAGCCGGCTTTCAAGCGGTGCCCGTGTTGGTCGGTCGCGTCAAATGATCTTGGCCATCGACTTCGACGGGACTGTTGTCAAAGACGATCGTCCCTACAATGATATCTGGTCTCCGCTTGAGCTTCAGCCAGGTGCTCGCGAAGCGCTGCTCTCCCTCAAGCGCGCTGGTCATACGTTGGTCTTATGGTCGGGTCGCTCAAACCGAGCCAGCATCAACAACCCAACATTCAACCCGTTGTGGATCGATGGCCTGCCGTGGCCGAGCTATGCCGATCGAGTCCTCCACGCCAACCGTTTCCGTCAGATGAAGTCGTTCGTTGAGAAGGAGCTGCCGGGCATCTTCGACGCTATCGATGATGGTCGGCAAGGCAAGTTGCGTGCTGACAAATACATCGACGATCGAGCTATCCAGCTAGGTGGTCCTGGCGGGACCGACTGGGCAACCATCGCCGAGACTTACGGCGAATGACTAACCTCCAACACGTGTGATAGGGTCCAAACCATGGCGATTCGCATCATCAACCAGTCCGAAGGTATCCTGACACTTCCGCTCATCTACGGTGGCACTGATCTCGCGCCTGGCCAAGGAATCGTGCTCAACGATACCGAAGCCAACATTCGGGCGGCGATCGGCAAAGTGCCAGACAGCTTCCTCGGCTTCACCGTCGTGACCGATCCAAGTGCGATCTCACCAATCGAGGCCAGTGTCCTTCTCGGTCGGCAGGTCCTTTCGGCTGCATCGGGAACATACGTTCCGACTGCCGGCGCGAAGCGTGTGATGCTGCGCTTGCAAGGTGCTGGTGGTGGCGGTGGTGGCGTCGCCAATACGGCGGCAGCACAGACCGCCACTGGCGGCGGAGGCGCGGCTGGTGACTACGTCGAAGCGTTCATCGATCCGGCTGGTGCTGTGGTCGGCGGTGCGTTCGTGCGTGGCGCTGGTGGCCTTGCTGGTGTGAACACGGGAGGCGCTGGCGGCACGGGCGCCGACTCCACGATCGTCATCAACGGTACGACCTACACCGCAAAGGGCGGCACAGGCGGATCGTTCACCGGCTCGTCGGCTGCGGCG